ATATAAATCCTGGATTGGGCGTAAGGTGAGTTGCACTTCGCACTCGTGATACTGCAAGGATACAAGGGGTAAGGCAAGACCAGGGCTCTGAGAAAACCAGAATCCAAGGGGTACGGTAATTTCACGAGTTGGAATAGACGGAAAATTGTTCTGTATTAGAGCATTCGGGTCAGCAAAGACACTTGGATAAAATCCCTTCACGCGACTTGTTCCACCCGCCACTGCGCCGGAGTATTGACCATTGGCCGGGTCATATAATTCAGGAACATCGCCAATCAGTTCTTGCCATTTATTATATTGAGTTTCATCCTGGTCCGTAAAGGCAGTGGCAATAATGTAGTCACTATCAAATTGCTGTACAACGGATCCACCCACAAAAAATGATGCATCCTGAATAATCTGTGCTCCAATATAACGAACCCACTGAAATTCATATTGTGAGCGATTCAAGGTAGGACCAGGGAGATTTGGATTGAAAAACTTACTGTAAATATCGGGAAGTGTAAAGGTAAAATAGAGGTCCGATAATAAATCTCCAATGCGCTTAATCTTCGCTCTTAATTGAATGGGCTGGTTGAAAAAAAGCTCCTGGGGGCCTTCTAGAGGTATGGTAATCGACTCAAATGCAAAATGACTATACTTCTTCATCACCATGTAAAAATAGGTGAAATCTGGATTTCCACTTAAGATTGTATTTTGAGATCCGTAGGCAACGAGTATATATAATCCGCCACCTGTCATGACGACTCTTCTTGTTATAGTGAAACAAGATGAGACGTGATTTTCATACGTGACTTTTTTAAATTTGTTTATTTTCCTTTATGGACCTTGGTCGTTTGTCCACCAAGTATCAGATAGATAGGGTGTGATATTCATATTCGGTCCTTCAATCTCCTTGGAAGGACCCGAATTCATCAAGGCCTGAATCTCAGTGTATGTCAATGCATAACCGAAATAATAGACACGGCTCGCCATACCCTTTGCAGCACCATCAAATACCATATTTGTCATAGGCTGTGTACCTGAAAACTGAGGGTCCTTTGTAAGAGAAACAGTCGTCGTGCTGCTGAGTGTAATCTTTCTAGGATTGAACAAGTAGACATCACCGTAATTCTGGTATGGTGGAGTATTACCACTGAGAGCCATCTTACTCTTCAAGTTACCATTAATGTAAATATACAGCTTATTGCCCTTGCAAGAAACAACCAAATGGAACCACTTTTCTACAGGGATATTCTCAATATCTGAGTAATTGTCCCACGTATCATAACAATTCATAAACACACGGAGCTTATTCTCATTGCCCCAGGCAAAGATACCAGGGCCCATCAATGGATAACACTTATTATAACCCTTGTGCATAATGTGATATAACTTCGCATCACCAGTTGAAAATGTGTCACTGCTCAAATAAATGAACATGGCATAACTGAATTCTATGCCGGAACGTTGATTATCCGAAAAATATATCGTTTTAGCATTAGGATTCGCTGGATTTTGAATTGCCGTGAACATTCTTGAACCGGAAGGATATGTCTTTGGGAATAGCTCAACACGATCCTTCCACATGCGCATAAAGGAATTATATATGTATTCACCCCCAGACATTACCAAATATAAGATAACAACAATTGCAAGACCTGAAACAACTTGTGATAAGGGATCTGATCCTAGAAATGACATCCCGCTTGTTGACACTGCATTTGGAACAACAACAGGCGCATTTAGGACCTTCTCCATACTATCTATCTATCAATTATATGAAAAATATGCATTTGTAGATGCTTATGTTTCAAATAATATACCGCCAAATACCAAAGTTAAGTACACCACGGTATGATTTACATTTATTCTGTCTTCTTAATTTCAACGCTGTACTGTCCAGGATTGATATAAGCATATAACATACCAAGGATTGAATTATCAAAGGGTCCAGAATAATAATTCTTATAAACCTGATCCGGGGCATATGCAAAGTTCGCAACACGTGTCTGACCAATCAGACCGCCAAAGCCATCGGGTCCTCCAAGAGTTACTGTAGGCTTATCACTATCAACCATATACATTCCAGGTAAAACCGTGCTGCGAGATAACTTACCATCGATATAGACATCGAGAGTACGACCTGCAAGAACAGCCGTGATATTCACCCACTTCTGCAATGGTACATCATCAATATCGCCATTCTTAAATGTAGGGTCAATTGCTGAATCACTATATATACCTGTACCATTTATCAACTTACCCATCTCACCTCCAGAGCCTAAGGTCAATTTTGTAGTATCACCGTAACTTACACGCACACCAAGCTTGTTTGTATTTTGTCCCAAGTACAAAACAAGTGTATTATACCCTGAAGCAGCTGGGGCACCACCTGACAAGGTTAAAATTACCTTATTCTTTCCTGGATTGATTCCCCAATTTGTTACATATACCCATGTACTTATAGATACCTCTCCACCTGGGTATATACCTGGAACATTCGGTGTTGTATATATCTTGGCATTCGTATCTTTTCCAGGGAGGCCTGAACCAGGGGAACTATATAAGATATAGTCCTTCTGGTCCGAGCCACCACCCAGCCACTTGTATAATTGATACATTGACCATACGAAGAGTAGTGCTATAAGTATAAGAAAAATTGCTCTACCTGGGCCCTGTGAGATTGCACCACGAACACTCTCCATTCAATTCTATTCTTATCAAATAGTTTATGCATAGGAACTTGTCCATTTTTCAAATGGACTTGTTTTCGCAGATTTTCCTACTGAACAATTTCCACCCGGACACATTGGGTTAAAATTCATAAGACCACTTGGAATAGCTATAACTGAAAATAAATCAGGAGTAAAATATGGTTTTCCAGTTGTATCCACGGTAGACTCAACTGTAGAACGCACCTCATCTAATTGCATTGGATATGGTGCAAGACTCATTAAGGCAATTTGCCCTGATAGCCTCGGTTCTCCAACACGAAGCGGCTGCGTATCATCAAAATCTGGCATTGCCGTACACATATGACTGGCAGTTAGCTTTCCATTTATATAAACGCTAAATCTACGACCCTGTCTTACAATGACAACGGCTGTCCAGCGTTGCAAGGGAAAGTTAGGAATCTCAATAAATTCTGGTACTGCACACGATTTCACGAAGATTTCAAGCTTTGCAGGAGATGCTGAATATCCTCGTCCTGCATCCGCCGCTATGAGAATCTTAAAGGATTGCTTCGTGCCAATTTGAACCACAGATGCATACTCATTCCCTGAAACCGATGTGCGATCCTTAATGGAAGGATTAATGTAGAATATTAAACTAGATCCAGATGTTCCTGTCCAGGCTTTCTTGAGTTCCTCACTTGTAATCACCTGGCTAGATTTCGATAAGTCAATTTGTTCGGGGCCAATTCTTTTAGGTGGTTTCGGTAAAATATAGTATTGTATAGCATAATAGATTAGATATATTGTTATAATTAGCCCCAATACGAACAAGGGTGTGTTCATCTATTATAACTAAATTATTAAGATAATATCTTAGTTATAATTTGATAATTATTTATTACCGTGGAGTGTTTTATACATACTTGTCTGCTCGTGTTACATCTCCCATACGACCCTTCATTTCACTCGCCGGTACAGTATATCCAAACACGCGCAAGTATCTTACCTTGATACCTGCAGATACGACATTATTATTATTTATGATATTCGCCGTTGTAAATATCTTATCCCCTGTACCTGGTAGCACGGTCGTTGTCTTGAGGCGCCGTGTCTTCACAAGCAAACCATTTAGATATCCTTCCATAATACTCGATGTTTTTGAAATTCCAAGGCGGAAGGGTTTATGTATAGGTACATTATCAATCACAATACTCTGAGGGGCGCCTGCAGAATCAGCCGCTGTTATATAAATCGTATTCGTTGCATTATCTAAGTTAACAGATAAGGTTGGATGTAGAACATCAGGTCCTAGGATAAAGAAGGTTCTCTGAGATATGTTATTCCCTGAGACATCCTTTCCAAGCTGCTGAGGAAACTCATTCTCAATTAAAATATCCATTGTTAAACCGTAATTCGCCTGACCTTCAAGTAAGGTCGTTGATAAAGCCTTTTTAGCAGCCGTTGAACCAGGAGGGGCATTCGGGTCAGGGGCAACCGTTCCAAGTGTAATATCGGTGGTATTTGTACTATCTGGCCAAAAAGCTTGCGAAGGATCAATGCCGGGTATTGGAATATATCCACCATCTCCAGGTGTTCTTTCAAAGATAGGTGTTATCCACTGGTCAATTCCAAGTAAGATGACACCAATGGCTAAGATACCTGCAATAACATACAAGATAATTCTTACAGCCATTGACCCTGCAACTGGCGGAGGAAGTCCAGCTGCTTTAGCAATACCCTCAGTAGCTGCAGCATATTGTAAGGTTGTCGGTTTTTTGATTGTCTTGCCAATATTCGTTATATTTTTAACAACATTTGCAATCTTCTGGGTACGACCTACGTCCATCTGCTAACTTGTAGTAAGTTATTCTTCAGATGTTTCTGCTTTTTTCTTCTTCTTTCGTGTAAGCGTCTTCTTCTTAGGATCATACCCAATGCGCTTGTAATATGCCCTGGAATCTTTGGCATCACACTTTATAAGATTCTCACGCAGATAACAAACAAAGGATAGACGACTATAGAGTTTCTCAATTCCCTGTGTTCCCGTTTCCTTGTCATTCTTATAGACTTCAGGTAAGGCCTTGTTAAAAACCTTATCGTCAGCCGATTCGTGCATATCTGTATTGCAATGCCACTCGTGTACATCCATTGCTAAGAAATCACCCGTTCGCAAATCAAAGCCAATCTTGTATCTTGGAAATAAGGTATATCCTCCCCTATACTTTCCTCTCTCAATGACTGATAGGTTTCCAAAGCCTGCTCGTAAATCTCCAGCATCCATATGCAGTCCTGTACGGAAATTGCGATTCATCGTTACTGAAGAGAAGGCCGTATTTCCAATCTGAAAATCTGGTTTCTTATGCGCCTGTGCATACTGTGCCTTGTAGCGGTCGGGAACAAGTTTCTTGAAAAGCTGGTCAATTTCCTCAATATAGGGAGTACCATTCTTAAATTGCTCAAAATACTTCTGGGTATAGGAAGTCAAGCGACAGGGTAGGCCCATAAAGGGAGTCTTCTCAAAATATCCTAGAACACTGCTAAAGACATTGTTATTTACGCGCATCTTACTCACCTTGCCGTTTTCCATATAACGGGCTGAGTGTCCACTCACTTGGGTCGGCTTCCGCCGTGTCCAATACTTACTCTTCAAGTCAATCGGTCCTGCAGCTGCACCACGATTGCGTGAGGCAGATGAGGCATTGTAGAAATTCTTCCAGGCCAATTCGATAATATCGTGCGGAATGACATTCTTTCGTAGACGCGCCATAAGTTTCTTACCACCTGGAGCTGTATCGTCTTTCACATACACATCGATGTCCTCATTGTAAATGGTATCTGCATCTTTTTCACTGAAATACGTGCCTTCCCGAGCCTTTAATTGATCTTCCGTGAGTTTCGGCTCTAAGATAACCTGCTTCACTCCAGAAGTCTTAGCCGGTCGAACGGACTTTTTTGGAATCTGTAGACCCTCAAATAATTCCTCGTCCGTGACGGGCATCCTACCCTAGTGAAAGATATGTTACGCTTCACGGCGTATAGTGAAATACATTACACCACCGACTAAGGCCATTACCGCAATCCCTGCGCTTATACCTTTTAACATTGCTTGTTGGTCAGCTTCTAAAAAATCTTGTGCTGTAACTACCGGAGACCTTGCTCGTTTTCCAAGGCGTGTATAGTATTCAATCACTTCCGTCTCGGTATATTTGCGTTTTCCTAACATCTGATTGACCTCATTGTGCAAATCTACTGTCCAGCGAAAGAGATCCTTTCTATTATCCAAGGATGGTCCAATTGGCATCTTTGCCATATGAGATGTATAATGCTGTTTGCAAATCGGGCAAGGAATTAATTGTTGAAGAGACTCAAAGAATTCCTTCGTAGCCTTCTTGTGACCATAGGAAGGGTCCTGTGGATATCCCAGAGCAACTATGTGAATCGTATGCCAAAAGAATGGCCCCCAGACTTCTGGTGGAACATGCATCGTATCTATTGATATATAAGACTGTCAATAGCCACCTAAGCCGCATAGAAATTATACAGTCAAGGGACACTCATGTCATTTAATCAAAATACACAATCTCTACATTGTTCAAATTGTGGCACATCCGGGCATACCTTTCGGATGTGCATTGAACCCGTATCAAGTTACGGTGTTCTAGTCTTTCGTTGGGTATCGACAAAATCCATATGGACTCCATACAGTGAATTGTGTAAAAACGGTAACACATCGTTAGGTCTTACAGACATTGTTCCAGAGATTCTTATGATTCAGAGAAAGGACTCATTAGGATTTATGGACATTATGCGTGGTAAGTACAAGGTCAATGAGCCTGATTATATCAGAAAGCAAATCCGTGGTATGACCGAATTTGAAAGAGCAAAATTAATGACTATGGAGTTTGAGGAAATCTGGCATCAACTCTGGGGATCAGATACAGAATCTTCGCAGAGATATGCAAATGACAGAATTGTATCAAGACAAAAGTTGGCAGAACTCCGGGCAGGAGTGGAAGGACCCAATGGTGAGCGATATACATTATCCGACCTTCTCCGGCAAGAGCCTCTTTTACATCAGACTCCTGAATGGGGATTTCCAAAGGGTCGTCGTGACCCATATGAAACAGATATCCAGTGTGCCTTTCGCGAACTTGAGGAAGAGACAAGTATTACGGAAGATGAACTCTGGAAGGCAACCAATGTATGTCCCTTTATTGAGCAATTCTATGGTTCAAACAATATTCACTACAGGCACAGTTATTATCTTGCACAGTACATTGGAACTCGTAATATCACCTTCAATGCCTTGAATCAGGAAATGGCTCGTGAAGTGGGAAATGTATCTTGGAAACCGCTTGATGAGGCTCTCATTCTTCTAAGGCCCGAAAACGTAGAGAAGCGTGGAATTCTCATTCAGTTAGCCAATCTATTACGCAATTTCTCGTCGACCTTTCGTGAAACAATTATGCCAGCCCCCCTGGATGACCGCTTGAACCACGGCACCGAAAATAGGGTAGAAGAGCAGCAGGGTCGCTATGTCTTCATCAGTGGAACCCAGGGAACAGTGGAAGGAAGAATGGAACGACCAAGAAGATTTTTCGGAACGCGACAAACTTATAGAAGAGTTCCAGACGTACGCGGCGCCAATCCGGGCGCAGACACTCAGGGACATTGGGTCACACCTGGAGCAGCGGGAGAGCGAGGGTTCATTGTACCCAGACATAGACGAACCCCAATTTCTTATGAAATTGTTGAGGAAGCGTGAGTTCAGAGAAACCCTTCAAACCAAGATTACTGATGAAACTCTACAAACAAATGTTTGCGCAGTGGAAGAATTTGAATATACATCAGTGCAGAAATTTGTAGCACAGTTCATGTCTCCTAAAACACCCTATAATGGAATGCTTTTGTATCACGGTGTCGGCGTAGGAAAGACATGTACTGCTATTCTAGCTGCAGAGGCATTTCTTGAATTAAGTCCTAAGAACAAGGTATTTATAATCGCACCACCTGCGATTCAGCCAGGATTCTACAGAACTATTTTTGATTCAAGTCGGATTAAGTTTGGCTCTGAATCGGATGTACCCAATGAGCACGAGGGTTGTACTGGAAACCGTTATCTTTATTTAACACAGACACAATATGAAAGAGAGAAAAAGGACATTGAATTACGTGTCAATAAACTCATCAATAAGCGGTATTCCATAATGGGATACGTTGCCTTCAGAAATATGGTAAAAGAAATTATTGGTCAAATTCCGGTAACACTCAATCCGGAAAAGAAGGCTCAACAAGAAACACGCCTTCTACAAAATGCCTTGAGTGGCTCACTTATTATTGTTGATGAGGCACACAATATGCGTGATGTATCAGATGATGCTGATGATGCAGATGATCTAACGAGTGGTGCTCCAGATGAGCGCAGTGATTCATCAGGAGGCAAAAAGTTGGCTCCGTATTTAAGAAAGGTCTTGGAAACCTGCGAAGGAAACAAGTTACTACTTATGTCTGCAACGCCTATGTACAATACGTATAGTGAAATCGTATCGCTTTTGAATTACCTGTTATATGCAGACCATGTAGATAAGTCTCAACTTTTGAGAGAATCAGATATTAAATTCCAGATGAATGAATCGGGGGAGCAATTAACTCCAGAATCTGAGGCAAGAATCATTAAGGTGGCGAATGGCCGTGTGAGTTTTATGCGGGGTGAAAATCCGAAGGCCTTTCCTGCAAGACTCGATCCAGCGGATTCATTGCGTCTTAAAGAGTGGCCTGATAGACAGCCAAATGGTAAGGAGCAAATTCCAGTCGAGCAGAGAACAGATGTACTTCGTTTACCGCTTGTTAAATGTGAGTTATCAGGGGATTCTTTAGCGGTTATGCGGTATATGACTGAAAAACTTGTTTCAGCAAAGGGTGTAGGGATTCGCACAATTGATACCTTGCTGCAGGCAGGAAATTGTATCTTTCCAGGTGAAGGACTTGATGGACGTATAGGAAATGAGGGGTTTCAGAATTTATTTACATCAAAGGCCGTTGCCGCAACCTTTGATAGTACACGTATATCCTTTCTTCCACAATATGTACCCGCTGATTCTGATCCTAATACTTATAGCTGGATGACAACAGGAAGAAATAGTCTAGGAAAATATTCACCAAAGTTTAATCAGATTTTACAGTCTATACGTTCAGGTACAGGTATATCGTTTGTTTATAGTCGCTTTGTTGAAAACGGTGCAGTGATTTTTTGCCTCTTACTCGAGGCGAATGGCTATACTGCTTGGGGGCGTTCGGCACCCTTATTCAAAGCAAATAAACCTGCGGATGGAGGTAGACAATGTGCAAAATGTGAAAAAAAAGAAAAACACCATCCAGCCTTTATAAAAGAGCAACCAGAATCACGTGAAAATCATATATTCAGTCCTGCATATTATGCTCTTCTAACGGCAAGTAGCGTAGATACAGTTGAGAAACAATCGCTTCCTCTTTCTCCAAACAATCCACGGGTTGTTTCTGTCGCACGTGATTTCAATAATTCAGATGGATCCAAGATTAAGGTAATCGTTGGTTCACAGGTTGCAGGTGAAGGTCTTGACTTGCGTGCGATAAGAGAAATCCATATCTTAGAAGGATGGTTTCACTTGTCAAAACAAGAGCAGATTATAGGGCGTGGTATTCGTTATTGTTCTCATCAGGGTCTTCCTTACCAGGAGAGAAATTGTATTATTAATTTATATGTAAACGTATTTCCTCCAGATATAAATAAGGAAACCATTGATTTATATACATACCGTAATGCAATGAATAAGGCGGTTCGTGTAGGAAATGTAAGTCGTGCTTTAAAACAAGGCGCAACTGACTGCAATGTAAATCGTGAGGCAATCTTAGTAAGTGGTTTAAAAAATGTAAGAATGGTTGATAACCAGCGCGTAGAAAGAGATCAGGATCTAAATGACAAAGATTATACATCAATTTGTGATTGGATCCGTTGCGCATATACATGTAAGCCATCCATTGATATAAAAAGACTTCCTGAAGATAATCAAACGTATGATATATTTTCAGCCCGCTTTGCTGAGCAGTCTATGATTTCGCGATTGAAGAAATTAATAAAAGAGCAAACTTGGTTTCGCTGGGAAGATATACAGGAAATTTTTAAGGATATTCCAAAGGCTACATTGACAGCCTTGCTTCTAAGAACAGTCAATAATCCATCAGTAACCTTTGAAAATGGGCACGTTCAAGGTCATCTTATCTACAGAAATAATTTATTCTTATTTCAACCAAGTACAATTCAAGATCACGGAATTCCATTATCTCTCCGATATGGAAGATATCCTATTAAAAGGGATTACTATGAGCCAGAAAAGGTCACTTCAGCTAAACCAGCCATTGTTACAAAGGCACGTGCATTTAAGGTAAAAGCGACAGTTCTGCCTATTGTAGAAAATGAAAATTCAGATAAGGATGATGATTCAGTAGAACAAGGTCAAGAAGCTGCTTTACCAGTTGCACCTGTAGCACCTGTCGCAAGTGAAATAAATATGGATGCAACGAGGGCATTTTGGTCTGATATAAATAGCTGGATTGATACTTGGGCAAAAGATGGAACCCAGAAAGCAAATATCTTAGAAAATATACCAGATACCTTGAGTGAATCACTCCTACGCTATACAGAGAATGATTCTGAAAAGAAAGATAATTATATATCACGTTTGAAGAAACTTCAATGGTGGGGTCAATCCATTGCAAATGTTCCTGATGGCCTCAGTGATCTTCGCAAGGCGGCAAGACAATTTGCTTGGGATTCAATTCTAAAGGGACCTGAGCAAATTGCCTTATTAGAAGAAGGTGTTGCCTATGCAGAAGAAGCAGGAAATGAGCAGCTTGTAAATTCAGGTTCTATAAAAGGCTTTCGTTACCTTGATATGATAACAAGACAACCTATATACAAATGTAGTGGTATGAGTGACGTTGCTGGAAGTACAACTTGCCCACCTTCCGTTCTACAACTCTTTATAACATCCAAGACTGATCCAGTCATTAATGCAAAGGCCACTCCAACGACAGCCTCTGAAATATATGGATTTATGGTACCTTGGGAAAATCTAATGATGTTCAAGACAAATTCACCGAAACCAGGAAATAAGGATCCAGGGCAAGGTGCGGCGTGTGCAATTGTAAGTACAGTGAGTGCTCACAGAAAGAAGCTTGTTGAGCTTGGAATAATTCTAGCACGCTACGATGCAGAAAAGAAAACCTACGATTTGACTGACCAAATGTTATCCAAGGGCGGTCGTGCCTTGACAGGTGCTGCGAATTTCTGTGCTCTTATGGAAATCGTTATGCGCTGGATGGATATACGGCGTGAAAGATATGGAGGGCTTAAGTTTTTCTATAGACCTCTCTCAGCCTTTTACTCCAAGCATAAGAGTAAGAAATGAACTTTTTAGAAAAAGTTCGCAAAAGCCTTTAAACATTGCTTCAAGCGCATAAAAAATTGATTCATCAGACTCTACCATACAGTAGTACGCAATGGAGACAGAAGCATTCTTCCAGGAAAAGGTATATCTAACCCCCAAGGATCTCCAGCAGGAGATTACATCCGTTGATAATATTCTACTTGATAAACTCAAGGAGCGCCTTGAGCAGCGATGCTCACCTCACGGCTATGTGATGCCTGGAACTCTGGAAATTCTTACGCGGTCGGCTGGAATGGTAGACTCCGGTAGATTTTCGGGAGATTGGGCCTTTCTAGTCAAGGCCAAGGGCACGGTTCTTCACCCTCCCGAGGGCACCCTTGTAGAAGTGGAGGTTCTCAAAAGCAATAAGATGGGCATCTACGCCGTCTATGAGAATGCAATTCGCTTAATGGTCCCTCGTGATCTCCATCTCGGTGATGAGGAGTTTGACCAGGTTCAGGTAGGCGAGCGCATTCGTGTAGAGATTCAGAAGTCTCGGTTTCAGTTGAAGGATCCCTTTATTGTGAGTGTAGGTATTTACCGTGGGCGCGCAGGTGCTCCGACACGCATTATGCCTGCTGTTACAACTGGTCCCCAGACGGTAAATAAGGAAGATGTTCAGGCTGAAGTTGAGGATGAAGAGATAGCTGAAGCTGACGATGCTGAAGCTGAAGAAGAGGGTGCGGAGGAAGAGGAAGAGGAAGAGCAACAGGAAGAGTAGAATGTCCGACGATTATGAACTTAGAAAGGAGTTCTGCAAGGAAATCACAACACTATCAAGGCCCGAACTAGAGGAGCTCTATCGGATTCTTAGACGCGAGGGTGGAGAGTTCAGTGAGAATTCAAATGGAATCTTTTTTGATGTCGCTGCTCTTCCGGCTTCAGTATTCCAGTCACTGTGGAAGTTCATTGAATTCTGTAAGTCAAACGCCAGAGATTTAGAGGAACGCAATAAGCAATTGATTGGTATGAATTTTTCATAATTGTTGCGCAGAGTTTAAAAGTGCATAATTTGGTTTTTGCGCAGAGTTTAAAAAGTGCAGTGCAAGTCTAAAGTCATAGCGCATACTATATGTAATATGAGTGACACAGTACCCGAGTCTCTGATCCAGATATGTGAAACACATCAGGATCGCAGATTTCACGTCGGTAGATCAAAGAAGACTAGAAAGGAAGGTTCAGGTGCTGATACCCAGGACCAGATGCCAAAGTGGAATCTTACTACCCATTCCATTCAGCCAAGACATCCACTCGCTGCCTGGATGTGGCTCAATGATCCTCTCTTCCGTGTTTCTCCGGATCAGCTCAGGCAGCGCCTCATCCTAGATGCCACCACCGAGTGGCAGGAGCGCTGTGCAAATTTGGATTTCCCCAGAGTCCTCAGTAAAAAGAAGGCCCTTGAAGGCCTCGGTGCCTTGAAGCCTGACTTGACTCAGGCTCGGGCGGCAATGATTGCGATGGAGAGATACACTCAAGAGAATCCACTTCTATGGATTCTCTGGAATGAGGAAGAGAAGAAGGTAAGTTTCCTAGATGATAAGGCCTTCCCTCGTGAGGGCGGATATAAGCAAATCTGGATTATGAGGGAGCCTATGTGGGATCGTCTTTGGGATGCATCGTCTTGGTCGTCCAAGGACTTGGTCTCTTGGATCCAAAAGCAGGAAGAGGATTCTTTCGCAGTTCAATGGCCTCTTGAGCCGGCCACGGCAACAATGAAAACAATGGCTACAGAATATGAGGTCTTAAATTTTGCAGCGAAGGGCCTATCAAAGGATGAGCTTCGTAAGCGGTTAGGTCGTGCAAAGGCGATTAAGGCGCTTCTGGTCTCACAATTCTAATATCGTGATTTGCAAGCCATCTAGGTGTAACCTTTGACCAAGATGAATAAAAGAAATCAGTAATAGGATCTTCTGCAATCTTATATCTCGGATCCATATTGGTTTGTAATTCCATAATCTTTTGTGGTATACTTAACAGCTTATACATATCGTTATAATGAATTAAGAATACAAGATCCGTAAATCCATATGGAATTACATTATTTGGATATCTGTGTGCATACCCAATAACAATTTCATCCTCATCACAAGCAACATTCGCAAAATCTGCAGTAATATCAACATCGTATCTTGTGAATAAAATATATTGGGATTCCTCTTTGATTCTATATAAGGATTCGTGAATTCCTTGCCAGAAGTATAAAAATGTCTTATATGGTCTAGATAAAACTATATCTTTCTTTTCTTCTTCTGTCCAGCTCTGTGATTCAATTAAACAGTCATCATCAAAAGTATTTAATAAATCTTTTTGTTCTTGATTTAAAAAACCTGTATCACACACCTTATTTCCATGCCACGAGGCTGTATTCGCATCTACAGTATCCCAGGTATGCATAAATATTTTATGCCTTGTATTTGATAAGGCCTTTCTTAAGGATGAATGCGTCTTTTCAAAGGTTCTAAAATGTCCTCTTACAATCACGTTTAAATCAAGTGGCTTTGTTACTTTATGAATAGAAATGTTCTTGAAGTCTATAACAGCAGATGCATCATAATGGTCAAAAATAAATAATACTTCTGTATTCATATTTCTAACAGTTATTGTAAGCTTCACTGTTTTTAGCTGATTCGCGTAGATTGGCCCTGTTTCATGAAATATGACTGGATTATGTAATTTTATAAAGGGTATTGAAATATCTGTATCACTTAAGATATCAAAGGATAATTCATATTTACCGCAATCAAGAACGTAGCCAAACCATGAATATATTCCATTTGCTAGCTTCGTAAGTGTAATATTCTTATCATCGTGTATCACCATTTTAACCGTTCCTGTTCTTGAAAAATATGGAACACCTTCTGTAAATATATATTTATTTACAAGTAAATTGAGTTCATTAAAAAATCTTAGTTTAAAGGTACTTAATTCAGCCACAAGTTTAGCCTCTTCATTTTTTATATAATTTATTTTACATTTTTCTTCAAATGGTACTTGAAAACAGTGTGCAATAACACCTGGTCCTCCCATTACAATCGTCCCTTGAACATTATAGTTTCGATATGTTCTATATATATTATATATATCATCTAGCATTGATAAAGGGAATAAATACAAATTATCATCAAGTAATTCTATTTTAGAAATCTTATTGATTTGAACCTTAGATATAATATTAAGCCTTGTATAGTCAATGTTTAAAAGTGGCTCAAGGAAATATAAATCAAACCGTGTTAAGCATACCATATCATAGCTAGTTTTAGATTCACTTATATAATCAATTAATAATCTTAGGACCTCAATTGTTTTAGAAATACGTCTATCTTCGGTATTTCCTATATAGCTATACCGTACTGGATTATATGATTGTAATACATCTTTTGCAATTGGACTCTCATTGGTACATATAAACGTATCAATTGTGTAACCTTTTTCTGTAAAAAACTCATAGATATATTTCTTAATATTCTTTATATACTGTCGGGAATCAAGATTTTTTGAGAATGATACAATTGTTTTATCATTTACATCAATATAATTTAATCCAGAGAATAGTATTGCCATTTTCATATTGAAACACTATTACTCTTCATTATTATTTATTTGATTATTTAACGTATGCTTTAATGAATCACGAAACTCTTTTGGCCATCGCTTTTCAATATATATCTTTAGTAAATCGATGCTACAATCATTATATATAGCTTTTTTATTCCATAAATCAATATAATATCCTTGTTGTAAGGTAGATCCTTGTTCATTTCTATATTCTTCATAATTTATTGATATTGTTTTATCAGTTATCGTACGTATTCCTGCTTTATTATGCGTTCCACCAAATATGAAATCAGCGTTCTCATAGGGTATTCTAGTGTTATATCCAAGTAAAAGGGGACCGGTTGGTTCCCAAGGATTTTTACCATAGTATTTTGTACTTACATTATATACAACATTCACGATTGCATTTAATAATGTGGGATTACCCTTTTTGCAAATCATCATTCCATTATAAATAGATGCATATTCTATATTATTCATTGTAAATTGTCCATCTTTTACATGATACTCTCTATCTAACAATGAATGCAAGGTAAATCCATCTACAAATTTTATTTTTACATCAAGATATATTCCACCATGAATATATAGTACACAATATCTCCACAAATCTGCCTTGTATGCTCCTGGAATCAAGGCATCATAGGCTACAAGGACTTCACTAGGAAAGTTATCCCTTATAAATTCACGACATTCCTCATTATCAAACATTTTGTATTCAAAGTCAGGGTGTTCATTCTTAAGACTGTCTATGCATTCTTTCATCTTTGGAGGGAGCTCGTGCGTCTTCCAGGTTTGCCAGATTTTACGAGGAATGACTTCATTTATATTCTTAAGTGAAAATGAAAACTCATTGATATAATATCCCTTCTCATACGTTGTAAATGGCATGTCCATTGTTCTCTTCTGAAGGTGGCAATATAAGACTTCTTTCTTATCACCTGTGTCATAGAGAACAGATAACTTCGGATTCACCTTGTCGTAATATAAATGGCTTATATTCTTCGTGGAATTATATACATCAAAGAAATTCTTCTCATACTTTGCATAATTAGGTCGAGTCATATGAAAGAAACACTCTGGTACTATATCGCAGAAGTGTGCATTTGCAAAAAACATCTTAATATTATTATTCTTCAAATATTCCTTCAGTGGTTCTCTATAGGCGATTTCATCCGTTATAAACGTCTTTGAATTATCCGTCACTAAATCGAAGTAATTTGGTATTGTCGTAAAGTTATTCTTAAATGAATCTGTATTCTGGATCGCCACGAAGTGGCCGTGCCACCCCCCAAAGATTCCATAATTCTCATTGAAATCAATGAAGTTTGACATCTTTCCATAGATTAAATCACAATCTCCCCAGCCAACATAATCATCCTTCGTCACATTATACTTCTTCAAATAATCATCAAACAACAATGGATAGACAATCTTAAAATCCACAAATTTGTAATTTGACTTAATTAGGTCCTCACAATACACGTGCTTTCCATATGTCTTATAGAGAAGATTTGAAATACGCTGCTTCACCTGTTCAATCGTTAATTTCACGTGAATTAGATTCACGGGTACCTTATAGGGTGTTAAATCAATATCTGTGACAAGGAAGACACTGAGGATATCCGTATTGATTCCAAGAGAATCAAGGTATAGCTGGAAATAATTCGGGAAGGCTCCGTAATAAACAATAAAGATATAGATTCTTCGCTTCACTAGATTCGTAACAGTATACTTTATCGATTCCATTGATAATCCTGTGACTGTATTGATTAACGGTACCATATGAGTATCAGGTGAATACCAACCACCCTTTCCAGGAATATGAATATCAAGAATTGACTTGAAGATATACTCGTAATTATATGCAAGATTATACATATTAAATAAATTCACGGCTCGTTCACGAATATATTCTCTGTCAAACTTTCCATCGAGTGCCATCTGAACACCATAGCAATAATCTGCGAGTGTATGACAACGTAGACCAGATTTACCCTGCTCAACTGTTTCAACCATACCACCCCAATCTGAGCAGATGACTGGAGTTCCACAGAGTTGGGCCTCCACCGGCCCACAACCAAAGGGTTCCAAATACTTGACTGGATGTATAAAGGCGGTACAGGTTCCTAAGAAATCTGAGCGCTCAGATCCGTGAATCGGTTCCTTATATAAGATATTAGGAACAACTAAATAGGGCTTTGGATCTCCTTGGCCACAGAGAATAAACTCAACGTGAGGGAACCGTCTTGCAACCTCAAGAATAATCGAGCAACCCTTCAACCCTGTAATACGTCCCATAAATCCAACTCTCATCGGCTTCGTCTTAGGCGTTAATGATAACTTGAATTCATCTACGTTAAATGCGTGTGGAATGACGAACCAGTAATTATTCGGCTGGACATTTTCAATGCCTAAGGCTCTTGACATCCAACAATATGCCTCAAAGATTCTGTAATTCATATGAGAACCATCATATCCTATGCCTGTTTCAATCACAATATAATTTAACTTATCGAGAGCGTCCTGATATGTTCTTGATAAGGGTACGCATACAATATCCGTTGATGTACCACGGTAATTCTCGGTTAGCTTTTCACGAAGACGCTTATTGAATTCCTTGGTTAAGGGTGATGACCAATTGGAAAATGTACTAATAATCAGTGATGGATCATCATTCTTCTTTGTAGCTTCTTCAAGAGTTAGCTTTGGATCTAGAAACATAAGTGTCTCAATGCGCAGCTTAGTCCATTCGGCCTTCGTCAATAAATCAAAGTGTTTCGTTGCATCAACATCAGACGTCTCAATACCATAGTGATATACCTCAAATCCACGAGATAACATCATTGGGCAAAACTGCTTGACCTTATTCGTAAAGGCATCGTGGCTAAATTCAGAACGCGTAATCGTATATGGAATCGCGGGAATATGAATGCGTATCTTAGAATTCTCTGCTTTTGGAGTTGATGGAACATAGGAGACAATCGATTTAGGAATTCTTTGGTTTATATTATCTATGTAAGGTCCTATATACGTATCAGGTGAATACCAGCCATTCTTTCCAGGTATATGGATATCAAGAATGGACTTGAACGCATATTCATAGCTATATGCAAGATTATACATATCATATAATCTTACAGCTCTTTCGCGAATATATGCTCTGTCAAACTTTCCATCGAGTGCCATCTGAATTCCTTGGCAAAAATCACTTAGAGTATGGCCTCTAAGACCTGTTTTATACTGCTCAACCGTTTCAACCATACCACCCCAGTCAGTGGATATAACAGGGGTTCCACAGAGTTGCGCCTCCACCGGTCCACAACCAAAGGGTTCCAGATACTTCGCAAAATGAATGAACGCAACACAGCTTCCTAAGAATTCGGAGCGCTCAGACCCGTGAATGGGTGGCTTATATATAATATTTGGTACAGTCAAAAATGGTGTAGGGTCTCCTTGACCACATAAAATAAACTCAACGTGAGGAAAACGTTTTGCGATTTCAACCATTACCGTGCACCCCTTGAAAGTTGTAATACGCCCCATAAATCCAACTCTCATTGGTTTGGCTTCTATAACCGGATTTAGTGTGAACTTAAATTCATCTACATTAAATCCGTGTGGAATCACGAACCAATAATTATTGGGATCCTTCTTTTCAGTTCCCAATGACCTTGACATCCAAGAATAGGATTCAAAAATACGATAATTCATATACGAATCATTGTATCCTATGCCAAACTCAAGAGCAACCACAGTTAGACCGTCAACTGCATCTTGATGTGTTCTTCCGAGTGGCATACAGACAATGTCCGTTGATGTACTACGATAATTCTCGGTTAGCTTTTCACGAAAGCGCTTATTGAATTCCTTTGTTAAGGGTGATGACCAATTGGACAATGTACTTATGACCATTTCTGGGTCATCATTCTTCTTTTTAGCTTGTTCATATGTCAAGGCTGGTTCTACAAATTGAACGGTCTTAATACGTAGCTCTGTCCATTCATCCTTCGTTAATAAATCAAAGTGTTTCGTTGCATCAACATCAGATGTCTCAACTCCATAATGATAGACCTCAAAGTTACGAGATAACATCATTGGGCAAAACTGCTTCACCTTATTCGTAAACGCATCGTGACTATATTCAGACCGCGTAATTGTATATGGAATCGCAGGAATATGAAGACGAATCTTTGGATTATCCATTATCTATTAATATAAGCTTATCCAGAGGCATTTGAATAAACGCAGCCAGCTTGCCGTAAGTAAGTAAAGTTAAAAAAGTAACGCCTAAAGTTGAATGCTACACCCAAAGCAGAGAAGGCACACGCAATGGATATTCGTAAGGCCGAATTTGAACAGCTCAAGAGACTTGTTCAGGATTGGCTTGACCACGATGATCAAGAGCTAGAGGCAACCTTCGGTACTACCGGACAAGTGAGTTCGACCACCTTTGCCGCTATCGGTAAGAGACTCAAGAATCGTGGTTATACATCGGTTATCCAGGAAGACAAGTTAAACATCATCACACCAAAGCATGTGCGTATCACCCTCAACGGTCTAGGAGTGATTCAACAGTATTGCCGTGATGATCGTCTTTCTGGAAAAACGTTTTCCGCAATGATTAAGGATAGAACTGCGCGTAATGCAAATTTAGACCTTGAAGACTATAGTGTTCGCATTAAGACCCGCCGTGAAAGAGAACTCGGCGAAAAGGATGCCGATATCACGGAACTCCTGGACCAGTGGGCGGTCCAACAGAAGGCCTTCCGTCTTCTCCGGCGATGGACCTTTCGTGGCGAGGGAATCCGGTTTGACCTCTCAATGGTTCGCCAGACGAACCGCACTGCACGTGGCGAGTATCGCTGGGTCTCAAAGTTCGCCCAGCAAGACATCTCCGTTGAACCCGCTGTCTATGAGATTGAGGTTGAACTAGAGCGCCTTGCAGGA